GGGGCCACGTCAATGGCCGCAGCGCCAACGCCGGAGATTACCGCAATGTCATGGATTTCCTTGAAAATCATGCCATCCCATTCGATGTCGCCGCCCTTGAACAGCTTCTCGTTCTGCATACGCAGCGAAACGTCACGCTGGGCCGCAGTAATGGTTGTGTCTGCCTTCAGATCGCGGAACACCAGTGACGGCACGTATACCGTGAAATACTCACGGCCAGACGTTGCCGACATGACGGGCCGGATTTTCGGGCTTGCAGACTGTGCAATGCGCTTCATCAGGCTGGCCGCAGATGCGGTCAACTTGTCGTTGGTGCCGTCGATATTCAGCAGGGAAGCTGAATGATCGTTTGAGGCGTTGTTTGACTTCGCCGCGCCAAACAGTACCCGATCGGCGTTATCAACCAGCCAAGCGTCCTTTTGCGCCTCAGACGCGGTGCCGTAGGCGATGCCGTTGATGTCGCCAAGCGCTGCAATCACGCGGTCACGGGTGTTTTCCATCGCCCATGTCTTGAGCGACATTTTCGCGGCTTTCCGCAAATCAATGGAACTGATTTGGTTTTCCCACGATGTTGAACGCACACCGTGCGCCCGCTCGTTCACGGTCAGCTTGAAAGAACGGCTGTCGAGGTCTTCCTCGTTGCCTTCCAGGGTGCCGCCGTCTGTCTGGCCTGCGCCCGTCAGGCGGTTAACCAGTGCGAAGGTCAGGCTGTCGCCCTTCTTCTTTTTCAGGTCTTCTTTAACCTGAATAATGGAGTTTTCACTTGTCCCCATTTCGCCCGCAAAGCGGTTCTGCTGTACGTGCTCGACAAAAAACTTGTCGTCCCACTGCTGGACCGTTAGGCCCGTCGCTGCTGTTGTCTCGGTCATTTTATGACGCCTCTATGATAAAGGGCGGCTATTCCCCAAGAATGCTTGTTAGGTCCGTTGGGCCTGTAAAGCTGGTTCTGGGTCCGCCGCCTGTTCCGGTTACGTTTGCCATCGACGGCGCGAATTTGCCCGCCGTGTCTCTGGCTTGTTTCGCCACCATTTCCGCCTCAACCTTGGCGCGGATTTCCGCTTCCAGTTTTTGCTTATACGCCGCCGGGTCGCTGCCGATCTCCGTCGCAACGCGCTGCTGATTAAAGAAGTCCATGCCCGCATGAAACGGGCTTGGAGCGCTTAAAAACTGCTGCGATTGCTCGGGGTGTTCGTTGAAGTATTCAAACATGGCATCAACCTGATCTTTGCCGTACTCGCGTTCCGCCATAAACCGGGACATTTCCAGCTTTTGATTGACGGACGCCTGCTCAACAACGCCGCGCATGTGCTTCTGATAACCCTCAGGGTCTTCGAATACGTCTGGCGCGGGTGTTGGTGCGACCTTTGGCGTCGCAAGGCTTTTGAGCGCCTGCAATTCCTGTCGCACTTCCAGCAATGCCGCCAGCGGGACTGTCTGTTCCGGCTTTGGCTCTGGCTTGACTTCGGCTTCTTCTGGTTGCGGTGTTTCTGGCTCTGCGTCCTGCTCTGGTTCCGGTGCCTCTACGGCGTCCGGTGTTTCCTGCTCAGGCTCAACGCCATCGACGATCTGCTCAAGGTCAGACATGGTAGTTTTCTCCAATATCGTTTGGGATTTACGAAACGCCCGTAACGTCGGCGGCACGGTTTCGCCCTTTGCAGTCGGCGGCACTGATACGCCCGTTAAGCCCGGCGGCGGCTAAATTAGGCTAGGCCCGCAAGCGGATAAACGCTCTGGGCCTCGGCCTGCAATTTCTGGGTTTTGGCCTGCGTCTCCATGACGCCCGCCTCTTTGGCGGCAAGATCAAGCTGCTGCTCTGGCGATGGTGCGGGCGGTGCCGCCATCAACTCCAACAACTTTTCCTTCTTCTTGCTTGGCAATGTGGGGTCTGCTTCGATCAGCACCGCAGCGGGGATTGTCGGGCCGTATTTCAACAGCGCCTCGAATACCTCGCCCTGCAGTGTCACCTGGTCCGGCACTTCCTCAAGGATGACATCAACGTCAAGCTGCTGCACGTTGTTGCGCACCTCGACAACCTGGCTCAAACGCGGGTCGCCCGGCTGCAGCATCATCTGCTGCGCAATCATGGCAACTTGCTGTTCGCCGCCTTCCTCTTGCGCCATTTCCTGCAGCTTCTGGCCCAGCGTGATTTGCTGATTGATGCCAACAAAGCGGGCGTTGCTCTCGTCGTCTGTGACGCGCACCCAACGCTCTTCAGTCCAGAACTGCTTGATGCGGTGCCAGATGTGACGATACACCGTGCGCGTGAAGCGGTGCAGGCGGTCGTTCAGGCTGGCAATCTCAATCATGCCGCCCTGTTGCCGCGCCAAGACCGCCCTGCCGCTGGTGCTTTCGCCCGTCTCGCCTGACAGCGCTGCGTTTGCGCCCAACATGTCAATCTCGTTCTTTGCTTCCTGCAGCAATGAAAACTGCGCCGAAAGCTGATCGCCTTGGGGCAGAATATCAAACGGCTTCATGCCGACGCGGGCGGCGTCTTCAAACGCCTCGATGTTCATTTCAATGTGACCATCCGGCAGCGACAACTGCCGTTTCATGTCTGTTACGCTGTCAACAGCGCCCTTGATGCCGTAGGTCTGGCGGCTGGTGCTGGTGTGCAGCGCCTTTGATCTGCGCTTGTTGATTTCGTCTTGAGGGTCGAACATATCGCGCACAATGCCGTAGCGGCTGTTGTCCCTGCCGACATATGCCGATTGCATGATCAACGGGCAAACGCTGTCGCCGTCATCGTCCACATACGGGCTTTCGCCGCTGTCGATCTCTGCGCCCCGGATGAACTTCACCCAATGCCAAACGCCGTCCTTGCGGTGCCACATCAGCACCACGCGCAGGCGGTCGCGCTTGCCGTCGTACCACTTGTTGTTGGGGCGGTCGTCATAGGTGTCTGACGCAAAGTCCGTTGCCATTGCTGACACCAGGTCGGCATGGTCGGGATAGTCGCGCCGAAAGTCTGCGCCATCCATCCAGATCACAACGCCCTTGAAACGGGCATCGCTGAAGTCGTCCTTGCGGCTGAACGGGTCATAAAACAGACGGTCCCACGGGTATTGATTGATCACCACTTCGATTTCGCCCTTGCGGGTCTGTTGGTGGATCACCTCAACGCCGCCGAACCCTTCAACAAGAAAATCGTCATACACGTCTGACCGGATGCCGTCCCAGTCCTGATTGTCACAGACAAATCGGATCGCGTCTGTCACGCTCTCTGCGTCGTCCTGGTGTTCGGGTGTGCGCGGAAATGCCTTGGGGTCTGTGCGTTGCTTGACTTCCAAGCCTTTCAGCCATTCGATCTTGCGCCGAATACGGTTGATGACAACGGGCGGTTGCCCCCGGCTTTTCAACTCGGACACTTCCTCGGCTGTCAATTGGATGCCGTCAACGTAATCGCGGGCGCGTTCACTCTCGGCGCGGGCGTCAATTGTGGCGTCCTCTGCATCGGAGAACCACGTCTCAAACTGGTTGCTGTCGGTTGCGTCTTTTTTCAATTTGTCCACCGTTCTTTACCCGACAATCGCCGCAAGAAAGCCTTCGGCTTCTGCGAACACCTCGGCGCTGTTGGCGTCACATTTGGCGACAATCCGCCAATCATGGTTTTTCGGAACAACCAGAAGCGGGGTATATCTGTTCGGGGGTGTTGTGACGCCGGGGATCAACACAAGATCGCCGCCCATGGGACGCCAGACGCCGCCATTTACAATATCGCGCTTTTCCATTCTGACCGTGACATAGCCAGCCGCGCCGCCCGCGTTGCCGATGCCCGCAATCAAAGATGCGATGAGCCAATAATCTGATGCTGAAATGGTTGTTGCGGCCTTGTCTGACTGCGTGTCGCCCGCGCTGATGGTCAACTTTGTTGCGGCTGCGGTATTTGGCACGCCCGATGTGATGCCTGCCGTGTTGTCGTATACGCTAATCGTGCCGACCAGGGCCGCATAAGGGGCGTTGAACGTCCCGCTGTTTTTGACATAGATGCGGTTGGCCCGTGCAAGCGGCGTTGCCAGCGCCACTTCGGTCTGTCCGTTTAGAACCACGTCCTGCGCCACAAAAGACATGTTGCCGGATGCGTCGATTGTGTGGCCCTCGACAGAAAGCGTCTGCGTCGTGTCAGAGGCGCTGCTGGATGCAACAGCGTCAATGATGTTTGTAGACACAAAGGTTTCGTTGCCCGTTGTGCCTTGGAACTCCGCGACAGTTTCAAATGTCGTGCCGACCGCGATATTCCGCCCGAATTTGTTGAGCGATTTCTTTTTATGCGCGACTGACACAACGTCGCCGTAGTCGTTCAAAATTGTATCTGCGGCCTGATCAATCGCCGGGTTGCCGTAATTCAGTTCTACCATTACGCAAC